GATATAAAATGTTTGTCATCCATGTTATAATATATATAATATAGATTCTTTATATCGTTTTTAACGAATAATATTATTTAAACTAAAATAATATTATTTGTAAATAATAGGTCAACAGTTCCCAGCCTTCTCCAAAAATATACACACACGAAATAATACCATAACGCGCATTTTTAAAATTACAAACCTCACCCTCTAAATCGTGACAATTTTTACTATGAATCGCGCTGTTATACAACCCGCATATCGATAAAACCCCGAGTGATAAAATTTCATCAATGTATTTTTTGGCCAATTCGGCTTCTTCTGTAGTGTTTGTGTATAATAACAAATGCGTTAAATCGTTGTATTTGTCGAACGACAACAATGCCATGTAACACGAAATAAATATTTCTTTATTACAAACGTCAATTTGCAAATTACCGATAATCTCGTCGACCTCGGTTTCGGTATTTTTCAAAACTAAAATGTTGTAATCCGTGATTTTTTTATTTTCGATTGCCCAATATACGCTTTTTGTGTCAATATATTTACCGAATACGGTTTCGTCATCCATGGAATAAATATTGGTTTTCGATTGAATTGTTTTTTCTGTAGCCGTCATAAATAACGATTTACGAGAACTTATTTTATGAAAATACCTAAACCCGGTATCTTCTTCTTTTTCGGTTCCTACCAAATGATGGGCTTCGTCGCCGATTTTAAAATCGAACACCAAATCAGCCAACAGATGGCATGAATGATATGTTGAAATAACAAAAATAGGATGGTCGGTTGTTGTATTCATAAACGATATAATTCGGGTTCTGTCTGTTGTTGAAATAACGTCTTTGTATTCGTCACCGCCAACAAATAATATGTTATCTTTGTTTGGAAATATTTTCACAATTTCATTTTTTATTTGTTTCTGCAATTGATTACTCGGAACACCAAATACGATTTTCGTATGTTTCATCTGTTTTACAATTAAAATGCTTAATAACGCTTTTCCGAGACCACACGCCCAAATTATTTTTCCCTTATCGTATTTATCGTAAAAATTATCAATCATTTGTAAAACCGCTTTCTGATGTTCCTTCGGTTTAATTTCTTTCAGTTTATTTTTATATTTTTGAATAATTTGTTGTGCGTTTATTTGGTTCAATATTTGTTTTAAGTTGTCCCGATTCGGTAAATTTCGAATTCTGTCGCATCTTTCCATTGAATGAATTTCATCAGTTGTCAATATACGGTATTCTACATTTAACTTTTGTAAATACGGTTCAATGAGACCGACGATGCATCTGTTGTAAAATTCGGTTCCTCCTCCTTTGTAAATATGGTATGACACAAAATATTGTTTGAGCATTTTATCCAATATTTTCATTTTAACCAACGGTATTTCAATTACGCAAATATATTCTCCGCGTTCAACCTCGCCCGTAATGTATGTGTTTGACCTGTCTTTGGCAAATGATGCAATGCCAAGTTTTACCACATTTTCAGTTTTATACCACGCGTTGTCTCTTATGTAAATTGTGCCTTTTGGTGTATTCATTTCTTCTATGCCGATAAACAGAATAAAGTGTTATTTTTCAATTTTTTTATCTCATTGTGTTCTCGTCGTTTGATTTTTTTGTCGAATAAAAAAATCAAAATAGAGAACATGTGACATATTGACATCTTATGTATTGTTTGTTAGTTCTTCAGCGGGTTCGTTCGGCTAATTGTCTTTCTGTGATGGGCAGTTTTTCGGAGACCGCTTCGGCGAATTTGTTTGCAAATAATGGCATTGGTTCTCTTGTTTCTGCTATGGGCGTTTCTGCCGTGGGTATTTCTGCTGCGGGTATTTCTGCTACGGGCGTTTCTGCCGTGGGTATTTCTGCTTTGGGTATTTCTGCCGTGGGCGTTTCTGCCGTGGGCATTTTCGCGAATTGGTTATCTGCGATGGGTTCATTCACAACGGTTGTTGTCGGTTTCGCTTTTTTCGGCACCGTCGCCGCCGCCCCCGCTTTTTCAGACCGGTTCATTGCATCTTGCGCGTCCTTGTCTAATTTCCCGAAAAAATCCCGTAACCATTTATACCAATAGGTTGACCGAAACAAGATAAAAACTAGACTCAACCCGGTCAAAGAACCAATCAACGTCCCCGATTTCAACACAGACGGGTATTCCCATGCCGAATAAATAAGCATATAGACAAACGCGGTATCAACCACAAACCACCGAAACACCTTTAAACATATTTTCGCCGCATTCATTATTTTTTCCCACAACGTATTTTCTCTACAAAACGTTTCATTGTTTAAATCCGCGTCTCTGTCCATTTCAACATGTATTTCATCGATAAATTCCTGTAAATCGTATCTTTTTAAAATAAAAAACCCAAAAAACGAATACACGAAAAAATAAATGAAAATACACAACGCAATAATGAACGGCGTTACCGCAACCACTATCGTGCAATACAAAATCACCTGAACCAAATAAATGATAAACGTCAACACCGTGCTCAATGACATCCACGTTATTATGTGTGACATTGTTATTTCAGTCAGCTCGCCAATCAGCAAAACCGTTATAACAAAATATAACAGACCGTAAATGCCATCGGCCTTAAAACTCAATAAATTAATCATAAACGTCTCTAAAAAATCCGAAATATTGAAAAACACATATATCAACAAATAAAACAGCAGTATAAACGCAATATTTTTGTTTATCCCCCCGGCATATCGTTTAATGGTTTTTGTGAAAAAAAAATCAGCCCACCCAACGATTCTTGCGCCAACGTTGAAAAACACAAATACCGGGCTTAAAAACGACGATGAACTCATTTGACCGATGGTTTGTTTTAATGTGTTTTCCGTCGGGTCTTCGTGAAATATAATATAATACCAATTATACACAGCCACCGCGCTTGCCAAGACCGACAAAAACCACCCAATGTATAATTTAAACACAACCACATCTTGCGCCTGAAAATCTCCAAAAGACAAAAACCGCGTTATTTCGCGCGAAATCGCGAATTCAATCTCGTTTTTTTTGGTGAAAATATACTTTACCAAAAGAATCAGCCACTCGTTCGGCGAAATCGGTTTACCTTTATCCTTGACATTGTCTAGACCGGTATATTCGTCGTCGCCGAAATTCCCCGGGTTATCAAACAAAAATCCCTCTACCACCGAGGGCGGGTCGTCGCTCGGCGGCGGCATATCGTGAATATCTTGCAGCACCTCGATATTTTTATAATTTTCCATTTTCTTTTTTTTATTTAATTTTTTTATTTTATGAACCATGGATTCGGTCTGAAACTCCGATGACGACGACGGCAAAATTGGTTTCGGGTCATTGCTAAATAACCGTTTTTTGTCTTCATCCATTGGGGTCGGTCGGTCGGTCTTATACAATAAGACAAGTAAAAAAATGCATTTTTATCGCGCATAAAGCATCCCGCAATTTCCGCCAATAAACGTTAAAACATTATATCTCTCTTCGTATAGTGTCATATTGTAGTTGTAATCATACAATCGCCAATTCGATTTTCGCACACCAATCGCGTTTCCGCAAACGTCGCAAATGACATCGTATGAACTCCGAGGGTCAATCGGCGGCACATACGTCGTTATTTCCAACTGAATATTCTTGAATTTATTCAGATTCAATGCACCCGACGGCTGGTTGTCGCGCGGGTCGGTATTTAAACAAAAATTATAGCAATATATTCCTTCTGTCGCAAACCCCGGTGTCCGAGTATATTTTTCAATATAATTATAGATTCCGCTCGTCAATATGTTTTCGCGATACTCGCCGTCCAGTAAAATGCCCATTGTCTGTAAAATCTCGCGCTGATTCTGCACATTAAAATCGCCGGTTGTCGCCAACCCGGTGATCGAATTGTCCAACGGGTTTACCGCTAAATTATAGTCGCTTGTCGTATACGCGTTTACGCGATCGTTTGACGACTGACTGAAATAGTTATTGTAATAGGTCAACGATGACGGTTGAGAACCATACGGGTAATTCGTGTAATTCGACCATTCGTTTCGGAAATTCACGTCGTTTCTCTGTAAAAACCACATCCAACTCGAAACCATGCCGGTCGAATTCAAACTTAATCTCGATGCGCCGGTAATGTTTAAAAAATTGTATTCAAACACATCTTTTACTAAATACACTTGGTCGTTCATCGCAAATGTTCTCGCTTCTTCGTTTGAGAGAAAACAATACGTGCTTATTAAATGAACATCCGAGTTCCACGTCGACAACGTGTTATCGTAATTCGACGCGTCTAAATCCACGCTCGGCGGCGTTTGTAGAAATCGATACATTTGAAATATCGCGTTTGTGAAATCCGGCTGAACATACGGAAAATTATTGGTGTAATCAAACACGTCGCGCACTTGAAACAGTTCTTGAATTGGTCTCATTGTCACGGTAATATACAATTCATTATACTGCAAAGAAATCAGAGGAAAGGCCATGGCATTATTCAGTGTAAACCACGTGTTTATAGGTATAAATATTTGGCGGCCGCGTATAGACGGTTCCGCGCCCAATGTGTTTTGCGTGTAAAACGCGGACGGGTAGGTATTCACGCGCTGAAATGCATTGGCGGGGTCATACAATTCGGGGTCGTGGCCCGACATCTTGTAGAACAATTTCTTTTTTTCTTCCGAGAAATCGCGTTCCATCATTGCCGCTAAATATTGACCGCTGTATTTCTGCAAAACCGTTGACCCGCACGTAATTTGTATTTCTTTAATCATGGTTGTCCCGAGATGTTTTACCCACCGGAAATCATACGGCGCCCATAAGTTATTGTTTCCGACCAACCCCGTTACCGGGTTATAAATCGGGCTCCAAATATCCGGCAATGTTACCGCCAAATACGTATCCATCAGCAATTCCGCATATCGCGGCACTTTAAACGTAAATGTCGCGGGGTCGGTCAACCGCAAATCGCGCGAACCGTCGAAATCGATTCTAAATTTCTGAAGACCGAAATTCGTATATTTTGAATAGGTGACTTTAAAAAATGTTTTTGTCGGGTTTCCCGTTAAAAAGAGATTGTTGTTTCCGACAGAAACAATATTTAGTAGGCCTCCCGCCATCTTTCGGTAATAATATACTATACTATAATATTAGATTACCATTATTATTTTCATATTTTTTAGTCTCTATAATGTATATGTCGGTCACGTTATTCAAGAAAATCGGGTTATCGAATTTCGGGTTTTTTGTTCTGGTCATTGTTCTCGTAACCATTATTTTTTATGTCTTGTTTTTTAAAGAAAATCGCGAAGGGTTTTACCCGTTCACCTCTTCTGACCCCGCGGAAGCCGAATTCAATTCCGTAAAGTCGTATATTTTATCGAAAAGCGTCGCCGCGCCGACGATTGTAAACGTTCCCGCCAATCGCGCAAATACTCCGATTGGCCAATTTTTCGTAATGGGTTCATACAATAGCGCCATCACCGGAAATTACGTGTATCCCGAAATGATTACGTTTATTCTCGGTCGCGGTTGTCGTTATTTGGATTTTGAAATTCTATTGATTAAAGATGCGCCGCAAGTCGCATATACGACCGACAAAACCTACGACACCATCGACACCTACAATTACGCGTCTCTGGCCAATATTTTCCGTAAAATCGCGGCCAATGCGTTCTCCACGGTTTCGAATAAAGACGACCCGGTTTTCATCAATTTACGCATTAAATCGAAAAACCACGGCGACAAAACGTCGCATCCGATATACCCCAAGGTCGCGGCGGAAATTCACCAATTTTTCGGAAAAACCGGGTTGCTTTTTTCGGGCAAGGTGAATTCTTTAACGCCCATCGGTAATCTAAAGGGCAAAATCGTGATTATCATGGATAAATCGATAAACCCCAATTATGAATTCGAATCTTTATCGCCGGCAGAACAAGCGGCATTGCTGGCGAAAAACAACGTTAAAACCGCGGACGATTTGCCGCCGGAAGTTATGAACCCCTACACGAACCCGCGGCGAAACTACGAAACCCAATTATTCGGAAAAGCCATTACCGATTTTGGCGAGAGCGCGGAAGCCAAGGCCGCCGCCGCCGCGAAGGCGAGAGCGGAAGAGGAAAAAAAACGCGAAGCGGCCGCGGCGGCGGCCGGCGGTTCAGGTCAAGCGTATTATCACATAACCGATTTCATAAACATTGAATCGGCGAGTTTCCAACTTTATCAACACGAATACTCTGAATTAATGGCCACAAAACCGATTGAAATGAACCCGTCAGACAAATTATGTAGCGGCTGCGACGATTTAAAACATATGCGCGTCATTGTTCCGGATATGGCGGATTTATACAAGGACTCAATCAATAAACCGTTTCAACCGTTGCTTAAAAACTGGGGGTGTCAATTTGTTCCCTTTATGTTTTACGCCAATAATTTCAATGAATTGAATCGTTACGAATCGTTCTTTTCTCGTGAGAAAACCGCGTTTATATTTAGACGCGATGCATTGCGCCAACTCAAAGATGCCGAATACCCGTCAATTTAGGGCGGCCTTCGGCCGCCCCCGTAAAGACTTTTGTTTCTAGGTTCTCGGGTATTTATTATTTATTCCAAATAAAAATACAACATTAGAGAACATGAACATGCGGCCTTCGGCCGCCCCCGTAAAGACTTTTGTTTCTAGGTTCTCGGGTATTTATTATTTATTCCGAATAAAAATACAACATTAGAGAACATGAAGATAAAGATTTGTAGAAACTTGGTGTGTGCGGCCTTCGGCCGCCCCCGTAAAGACTTTTGTTTCTAGGTTCTCGGGTATTTATTATTTATTCCGAATAAAAATACAACATTAGAGAACATGAAGATAAAGATTTGTAGAAACTGGTGTGTGCGGCCTTCGGCCGCCCCCCGTAAAGACTTTTGTTTCTAGGTTCTCGGATATTTATTATTTATTCCGAATAAAAATACAACATTAGAGAACATGAAGATAAAGATTTACAAGTTGATATAACAAATTGTGATTTCTATCTCAATGTGTTCTCGCGAATCTATTATTTATTCCGAATAAAAATACAATAGTAGAGAACACAACAATAAATGTATACAGTTATGATATAGGTCGCAAAAATGACGACGAAAAAATATCGCAAACCGAGATTTCGCCATAAATATAATACCGGTTTGTGTAACGACACAATGACGTTTGAGGATTGCGAAATCGCGATTTTACGCAATGCCGTCGACGAAACGGAAAAAATACAGGGCGAACAAATCGCCAACAACGAAGACGTGATTAAAATCATTGAAATCGTCGAAAAATTCATTGTTTCTAAAAAATTACTATGTTATGGCGGAACGGCCATCAATAATATTTTACCAAAAGAGGTTCAGTTTTACAACCGCGATGTCGAAATACCGGATTATGATTTTTTTTCGCCGAATGCGGTGAACGACGCAAAACAATTGGCCGACATTTACTATAAAGAAGGCTACAAAGAAGTAGAGGCCAAGGCCGGGGTGCATGCGGGAACATACAAGGTGTTTGTGAATTTTATACCCATCGCCGACATAACCAACATGAACCGCCAATTATTCGAGAACATATCAAAAGAATCCATTGAAATCGACGGAATTCGTTATGCCCCGCCAAATTATCTTCGTATGGCCGTGTATTTAGAGTTGTCGCGGCCAATGGGCGATGTATCCAGATGGGAAAAGGTGATAAAACGCCTCAATTTGCTAAATAAATATTATCCGCTTGTAACAGACAACTGCCAAACCGTCGATTTTCAGCGAAAAATGGAAGAAACGTCAGAGAGAACCGAGAAACTGTATTATATTGTGCGCGATTCGTTAGTCGACCAGAAGGTGGTTTTTTTCGGCGGGTATGCGACCAGTTTATATTCACGATATATGCCTCCTGAAAATCGGAAAATTGTGCAAAAAATACCGGATTTCGATGTTCTCGCCGAGAACATTGACCACTGCGCGGAAACGGTAAAAGACATGTTGACGAAAAACGGGTTCACCAACGTTAAAATCATTAAAAATCGCGAAATGGGTGAAATCATACCGGCGCATAACGAAATTCGCGTAGGAAAAGAAACCATTGCGTTTATATATAAACCGACTGCGTGTCACAGCTACAATTCGATTCAAATTGACGGAAAAAATATTTTTGTCGCGACAATTGACACGATTTTAGCGTTTTATTTGGCGTTTATTTATGCGGATGATTTTACGTATTATCGCGAACGTCTTTTGTGTATGGCGAAATTCTTGTTTGAGGTCGAAGAAAAAAACCGGCTTGAACAAAAAGGGTTACTGAAACGGTTCTCTATTCAGTGTTTTGGAGAACAAGAAACATTGGCGACTATTCGAAACAAGAAAACGAATAAATACCGCGAACTGTTGAATAGTCGTGACGAAAAAGAGTTTGAAATGTGGTTTTTGAAATACCGGCCGGGCGAAACCAAGAGACCGCCGCGAGAAATGGCGGCGACCGTTGCGCAACATCGGGCTGCCAATAAGACCGCGAAAAAACGGGGCGCGGTATTTCCGACCAACAATGATTTCTTATTGGGCAACAATTGATTTATGTATGTATAATATAATGTCATCCGATTGTTTTCAGTGTTTCGGTAAAACGCCGATCCCGAAAAATGACGCGGTTGTAATAGTGCGCGAAGAAAACCGCGAAGAACATGTAAAAGCGCAGGTCGATGAATTTATTCGGTATCGGGTTAAAAGCGCGGCTCCGCTAAAAATATCCGAGATTGACTCGTGCATTAAATCGGCAAAAAATTTACATTTTAATACGGGTGTCGATGATGACGATGGCGGAATTTTTGAGAACATGAAACGGTCGTGATTGATGAGTATAGTTGACACAAACCGTGGTGTAATTTTGTAATTACAGTTTTACACCAATAGCGCGTTAACCAAATTAGTTGCATTCGATAATTTAGTTTAGTATAATAAATGCCATTATCGGGAAATTATGAAAATCATCACGGATCGAAAATTTCTATTAAAAAAAAATATTGCGACAGAGATGACAATAGCACAACGAAAATTTATCTGAATTGTTGCGGTAATTCAGGCCCTACCGGTTCGGCCGGACAAACCGGCTATACCGGACCGTTTGGTTTTACGGGAAGCTGCGGCCCGACGGGAAGCACCGGCTCGACGGGAAACAGCGGCCCGACAGGAAACAGTGGCTCGACAGGAAGCAGCGGCCCGACGGGAAGCACCGGCTCGACGGGAAACAGCGGCCCGACAGGAAACAGTGGCTCGACAGGAAGCAGCGGCCCGACAGGAAACAGCGGCCCGACAGGAAGCAGCGGCCCGACGGGAAGCACCGGGTCAACAGGAAGCAGCGGCCCGACGGGAAACACCGGGTCAACAGGAAGCAGCGGCCCGACGGGAAACACAGGTCAGACGGGCAACACGGGCCCCGGGCCGGGCGTTTTGGGTTACGCCCAATTTATTCAAACGGCACAATCCCCAAACAATTCTATCGCGCCGGGAACCGCATTCACCATCGCAAATCAATTGTTCAATAGCATACCGTTAATTATAGGTTCAACATCAATCCCGGATGGCGGAACGGTTTTTTCATTGCAGCCCGGCGTATATCTCGTCGATTATGAAACATCGTTAACCAGCGCGGGTTCTATCGGTATTTATACAGGCATATCCGTAATTACTCTCGCACTAAACGCAAACACCGTTTCCGGTTCATCGACGGCGACAACTTGGATACACGGCCAAACAATAATACGCGTAACGTCACCCCCGTTTTTCATGGCGTTGTCGTCCGTTATCGGAACCGCATCTGTTTCTACGACGGGAACCTATCAGTCTTATATAATTCGTTTAACAATACTAAAAATCGCATAAAAACAACATAAACATAAAAATTCAATAGTAAAAATATGTCGCCGCCAAATTATTATGAAATTCTCGGCGTTTCAAAAGACGCGTCGGAAACGGAAATCAAAAAGGCATATCGCCAACTGTCGTTGAAATATCACCCCGACAGAAACCCGTCGGAAGAAGCAAAACAAAAAATCCAAGAAATCAATCAGGCATATGAAATACTCGGTGACGCGTCAACGAGAAAACAACATGACCAAGAAGTCGAATTTGGCCAACGGGGAGGAAACCCTTTTGGCGGAGGCGGGGCGTTTCACGGGTTTCACCAAGGCGGCAACCCGTTTGGCGGAGGAGACATGGGGGGCGAATTTCACGACATCAACGATATTTTCAGCAACCTGTTCGGCGGCGGTATGATGCATGGCATGCCCGGAATGCCCGGAGGAATGCCCGGAATGCGAATTTTCCACAACGGCGTGCAGGTAAACCACCCAATGTTTATGCAGCGCCCCGACCCGATTGTTCGCGAGGTTCAAATCACCCTTGAACAGAGTTTTCACGGCTGTAATTTACATCTCGACATTGAACGGATTATTTTAAAAAACAATGCCCAAACCAAAGAACATGAATCGCTTTTCGTCAATGTTCCGCGCGGCATCGACAGCAATGAACAGATTATTATTCAGGAAAAGGGCAATGTTATTAATGACGTAAAAAGCGACATTCGTCTCAATATAACAATCATGAACCACGACCTTTTCCGCCGCGACGGTCTCGACATTTTGTTGAAAAAAATGATTTCGTTAAAAGAAGCTCTTTGCGGGTTTTCGTTCGAAATTAACCATTTAAGCGGAAAACGACTGTCGCTCAACAACAAAACCAAAGTGAATGTGATAAAACCGGATTACAAAAAGGTGTTTCCGAATATGGGTATGACCAAGGGAAATTCTACCGGAAATATGATTATACATTTTGACGTGGAATTTCCTGAAACATTGACACAAGAACAGATTGATTCAATCGGCGGTATTTTGTAAATTATATTACCGTAATAATGTATAATGTATCAGGTAAACCCGAGTTTTACGTCGTCGATGCGACGATGCGATTTGGTTTCGCCCAGTAAATGTTACAATTACCGATATTTCAGCGACACTAACATATTCGGGATTTGTCGACAACCTGTTTAATGCCGGTCGACCGATGTTGTTGTATTCTTCCACAAATCAGAGAACGACCGGCTATTTGTCCACTGATGTTACAGGCACCGCATCGTATTCTTTAGGCGGGTTAACCGCCGGCGGAAACCCGTATTATTTTTACCTACAAAAGGGGTATATTCGCAGCCCGACGATAACTGCATTGACGGCGAATAATCCGACCGTGTCGAATATTACATCTAGCACCGCCGATATTAATTATAATCTAGTAACTCAATATGGCACGACGAGTTATTACTTATATTACAATACATTTAGCGTTCCGATTACTCAAATACCTATGGGGGTGATTACGTTAACCGGGTTAACTATAAATACACTTTATAATTATTATACGAAAATAATATATTCATACAACGTTATTCAACAGAGCAATACAGGAAATAGTTTTACAACGAATGGTAATTATTTAAACATGGCGTATTCAACTCGTTTGTTAAATCCAACATATACCGGGGCAGTTATACGTGTTCGAAATGGTACCAATTATGGCGACATTTATACAAATTCATCACAATCTACATTTACTATGGGTTCATTCGGTTCAACAACTACTTATGCAAATTGGATTGGTTCTAACGTAGGTTACGTTGAAATCTGGTATGACCAAAGCGGTAAAAGTAACCATGCATATAATTCAACAGCAAATTCATCACAACCATTATTAACATCAATAAATAGCACTTCGGGTAACAGCTACTATGTTATTAAATGGATAAAAGATAATTCAACATTTTTAAATATTACCACACCATTTATACCCAAGACTATATTTTGCCAATGGCAAAACAACAATAATATATTTGGTACATTTATTTCAAAAAACAATGTTGGTGTGGGTTTAAGATTTGACGGCGGTACTCAATTTAGTTTACCTGTCGTAACACAGCGAAATGACATTAACGATTTTCTTTACCATGCAAAAGACAATATTTCAGTTTACAATAACGGCGTTAACACTATTAATGGAAATATAACAACAACATCTTACAGCATAACCAATTATAGATGTATATTATTACAGGGAAGCACTAATTATAATTCTAGAATGTGGAATATTTGTTCTTTGTCGATAGATTCAACAACACTTACCGATGTAACGAGTTATGGGTTTAATCAAATCGGTACGGACAGCTACTCCAATACCCGCAGTATTAACGGTTATATGGTTGAAATTATGTGTTATAATCATGCAACTACAGATAACGATATGCTAAATTACTATAATAGCGCGTTATTTAATAACAATTAAACGTAACCGCCGCAGAAATAACCTCAAATATTATACCATTTTTTTTACAGTTATTGCAAAAAAATTGATTTGAATATCTACCCTTTATTTTAATCAATACAACAACTATATTTACCGCAAAACAACAACAATGTCTCAATTCGTCGAAACCCCCGAAATTATCGCGACTCACCAGGTAATTAAAAACACCATTTTGGAGTTTAATCGCAAAGACCCTTTGCCGGTTAAAGCATTTGCCCAAACGTCAGCCGACGTTTTCGGCATTTTAACGGTCGAAATACAGAAAACAAACATCAATAAACACCCTATTTATTTGCTATTCACCGTCGACAAGACGTTTTCGATGGACGACTACGCCGACCGGGGCTTTAAAAACCGCGGCATGAAAAAAATACATTATCTGATAAACACGTTTAAAAACATGATTAACTACCTTTCGAAATTGCACGACATACCGATTTTGATTCACGTTCAGTCGTTCAATACGACAGTCGACATTACGGTCGACGACGTAAAAGTCACGGAGTTAAATTCGGCGGAAATCATTGATAAAATCCAAAATCTAGAAGTCGACGGTCTCACCAATATCGAAATCGCGCTCAAATGCGCCAACGAAAAAATGCACAAATACCGCGAAAACAACCCCACACATAAAATCGCGCACATTTTCATGACTGACGGAGAAGCCACCATTGGCGAAAAGGACGACGATGAACTCGCGTGTTTTGTCGACGAGGAATTCGTGAATATATTTGTCGGGTTCGGCGAGAACCACAACGCCGAATTGTTGCACAAATTCAGCGAAAAGAAAAACGTCGAATACTATTTTGTCGATAACGCAAAAAATACCGGATGCGTATACGGCCAAATTATGCACAGACTGTTGTATTCGGCAATAGAAAACGTGAAAATATCGATTGACCACGGCGGCATTTACAATTGGAAAACCAATCAATGGGAACAGACCATCGTCGAGGACGTTTTATTGAGTTCATTGCGGCGCGTTTACCATATTCGGTCAAGTTTGCCGGAAGACGCGACAATTCGAATTTACGGCGACGTTGACGGCATCGCGCCGTATTCCGGGCTATTGGACACCACCACCGCGTTACCGAAACTGATTGACCCCGTTACGGAAGAAAACGTAGAAATAACCGATTTGACAAAATACGTGTTTCGCCAAAAAGTCCAAGAAATGCTGTATACCCTTTCTCGGCCACGAATTGCCCCTCCCATGCGTTTTGTTTATGACGAAATACAATCGACGCTTACCCACAAAGAGAACAAACATGTTCTCGCAAAACTGTATCGGACAATGAAAAAATATATGAGCGAGAACAACGCAACCGACGACCCGTTCATGGTCTTATTATGCAACGATGTTCGTGTAGCATACGCAAAAATGGGAACATCGCAATCGACCATGTATATTTCCGCAAGACAAACGTCGCAAGGCAGACAGTTATCTTATACCGCAACGCCGCCGGAAACCATGCGCCACTCGCCGCCGCGTCGCCGCAACCCAAAAATCGAATCGCAGGCATATTTGTTCAACGATAAAATTACACAGACATATTACGAGTCGGACGAGGATTCGTTTTCGTCGACAGAATCGCCGCTGGATGACGAGCCTGGGTTTGCAAACAACAATGCGTCGTGTTATGCCACAAAAGACGCCATTGATTTAATGCAAACACTTAGTCAACGCATAAATTAAAAAAAGAACATGATGCGACAATACACAACGAAGATGCTTACATAACGTAGAAATCTGATAATCTGATACTGTAGGCTAGGAACGGTATCATTAAGAAATCTTGTATTTGTCTCATAAAAAATAAAATAAAACATGATATCAAAGTAATACATTATTGTATCATAATATCGATAAAACATATATGTAATAAAAACATATAGAATTATTTTTTTATTAGACAATACACATACAAAATGAGTATTTCCGCCCCCGCCCCCGCAAATTTTCGTTCTATTATTTTTGATTTTACGACCGACCTTTCCACCACATTTCCCGAGTATTCTTTTATGTGGCAGAAATGGGCGACAAAAGACCAATCGGAAGAAGAAATGGCGAATTTATTCGAGTATTGCAAAACCGTTTATCCCGAACGATTTTTCGATATTTTATACCAAAACGCCGACATTTTCAATCCCGACAACGAAACAAATACCATTTTTTTACCCAATGTAGATTTTAAACTATTGATGAATTGTTTAGACGTAAGCGAAAAAACAAAAACAACCATTTGGAAATATTTGCAGTTGGTTCTCTTTACCATTGTCGGCGAAATTAAAGATAAATCGAATTTCGGCGAAACCATGAATATGTTTGACGGCATTGAAGAAAAGGATTTGCAGCAAAAACTACAAGAGGCGTTCAGCGGCATCGGCGACTTGTTTAAAAATATGGATAAGCCAGACGATGCCGCGGCGGCGACGGCCGACGATACCGAACCGGCCGCGCCCTCGTTTGAAATGCCCAATATGGAAAATGTGCAAGACCATCTGAAAACCCTGTTTGAAGGCAAAATCGGGTCTCTCGCCAAAGAAATGGCCGAAGAAATTTCGGGCGAATTTGCCGATATTTTAGGCGGCACGCCAAATACCGACATAAACAACACATCGGATGTTCTCAAACTATTGATGAAAAACCCGAAAAAAATAATGGATTTAATGAAGAAAATCGGCGGAAAACTCGACCAAAAGATGAATAGCGGCGAAATTTCGCGCGACGAAATCATGAAGGAGGCGGCGGAGATTTTCAAAAAGATGAAAAGCGAGGGGCGCGAAGACCAGTTCCAAGACATGTTTAAAAACATTGCACAAACGATGGGCGGCAAATTGGGGAAAAATATGCGTTTCGATACCAATGCGATGAATCGGATGCAAGAAACGTTACTCATGAAGGAACGCAGCGGCCGCAAACAAGAAGAAAATAAATTGAAGAAAATGGAGGAGCAGATGCGCACACAGCAGCAGTTGGCAAAACAGCGCGAAGAAAATTTGCAGAATCAGATTAAATATTCTTTAGCGGCGAAAAATAATTCCAATGATTTGGTGTTTAAAATTGACGGAGCAGATGCGCAAGAGAGAACATTTATTCACCCCGATATTTTGAAGGAAATCGAAGAAGAAGACAAGAAAAAAGCGGCGGCGACAGCGAACGCGCCAAAGAAAAATAAAAAGAAAAAGACCGGCAAAAAATAGACCGGTGTAAATTGTCCGCCCATAATTTAGACGTTTGAATTTTAATTCTACCATAACTGTATAGTAATGGGTATTTTTAAATATATCAATTTTCCGGTATTTATAGTGAGTCTAGCGTTTGGATTTTTCGCGGTCTACATTATGATGCCCGATATGCGCAAAATATACGTTTACCCGAGTCCCGAAAATTACGAAATTCTACAGTATAGAGACAAGTCAGACCGTTGTTTTTCGCTGAAACAAAAAGAAATCAGCTGTCCAAACGACGAATCTGAAATATCGCGAATTCCTGCACAAGTATAACAAAACGCGAAAACATTTTTTGTGTGTATACAATATACGCACAAAATGCAATTAGAACGGCTATTCAATACGCCATTTGGGAGAACGCTCGTTTCCATGATTCTCGGTTTCGGTTTGGCGAGTTTGTTTCGCAAGGTATGCACTGACAAAAATTGCATCGCATTTAACGGCCCCGTTATTTCGGATTTCGAGAACAAAATATACAAACACGGCGAAAAATGCTACAAATACACGACTCATTCCGATAAATGCGACACCCTAAAACGGGTGATTGATATTTCAGAACCCGAGAAAACTGAACATGCGTCGCCCTATTAGGCCGTCCATTCAAACACTTCGTCCCAAGAGAACCGAATACGCAATGCACGTTCTAGATGCGCAAATGTTTCGAAAAGCAAAGAATAATACGGTTCTTGGTAACCCACGCCGCCGTAACCGCCTATTTTTTTTTCCAATAATGCGCCATACTCAACGCCGTCTTTTTTGTATTTTTTTCCGATTTCCAAATCTCTAGCGAGAACCAACGACCGTTTCATATCAACAAAAGAACAACGGGTTTATGTTTTTTTCGCGATAAACTCGTAAAAGTTTATCGCAAAAATTTAGTAATATAGTAAAAATGGACAACAACGTTACTAGAATCGCGGATTTGCCCGACCTTTCAACTCGCTGCGGTGTTGTCGGCGGCGGCGGCGAGACAAATTACAGCCCCATGAATATTCATCCAAACCCGTATGGTAACAGCGGACCGGTTATTCCGCCACAGCAAACCGCTTCCCAGCCGCGCGGAAACGACGGCACCTACCCGGTTTACCCGCCGCAGTCTTTACAGCCCCCGCCGCCACAATCGCAGTATTTGTCGGAAGACCAGATAAAAATAATGCAGCAGCAGCGTCTTCCTTCTCGCGATATTCCCCAAAATACAATCCAATACAACCAAGACGAACAGGTGAAACCGAATTATATTCCGCCGGTGTCAAACATTTCCAGCGATTTTGTGAGAGAACAAGAACAAGTCACTGAACGAAATTTGCGCGAATACGACGCCAAAAAAAAACGCGAAAACAAATTGGACAGATTGGTCACTGAATTTCAGACCCCGATTTTAATCGCGATTTTGTTTTTTATTTTTCAGATGCCGCTCATCAATAACATGATTTTTAAGAAATTTTCTCTTTTTTCCATCATAAACGACGACGGCCATTTCAACATCACCGGTCTTTTACTGAAAAGCGCCCTTTTCGGCGGTCTTTATTATTCCGTCGTAAAAAGCACAACGTTTTTGAGCGAATTCTAGTATATTATCGAAGAGGCAATCACAGTTTCGCCGGTTTTGTCGTAAAAATCAATACGCTGATTATGATGAATTTGGTATGTGTTCATCGGCAATACATTTCTGAAATTATATTCCAAAAAATAAAACAAATTATTTTCTTTTATTGTTTTCGGCATTTGTATTTTTAGCAGGTTCTCAAAGTAATCGTTTTTTGTTTCGTTTTTATTCTTGTTTAGGATTTTGAAAATCACCGAAGATGTCTGTATCGAAACCATGTCGACCACTTTTTCGCCCAAAATCGTGTTGTTGTAGCCGGTCGTATAATAGACCTTGTAAATACCCACATCGCGCATCATTTTCACGCAATTAAAACACGGCCGCGCATTTCCGGTGGTGCCGTCGCATAAATACCGCATGACCAAAATATTCCATTTTTTTTGGTGAACGTTTCGGTGACGATTTAGCCGCCACGTTTTGGTCGCCGAATCGTATTGCAGGTCTTTCCCGAAAAATTGAGAAATGCATCTACACTCCGCGTGATGACTCCCGCAGTAGTAGCCGCGTATTGAATTTCGTTCCGTGTTGTTTGACGGTTGATGAATAATTTTGAAATTCTTGGTAAAAATACACGCCGTTATTTTTTTATCAAGAGTGCACGACTGTTGAATTTGGAAAAACTTGTCGGCGCATTTTACGTTTTCGACGCGAATTTCGGCCATGGTTTGTGTATATATGTTGTATCCATCTATGGTGTATTACAGTGTTGGTTTCAATTTTTGCGCACAAATGCATAAAAACAACATAAAGAATAACGGATATACATATAACCGCGTAATCCAAAAAGCATGTGCAATTTATTTATGCAAATTATACACAATCAAAACAACAACGTAAATAATAATTTATACAATTCAAGAACCATACATGATTTTTATAAAAACGTATTTTCGCGAAAAATAATAAAAGAAAAAGAGAACATGGTGAATATTCTCGTGTTTTCGTTTATTTGCGTCTTTGCCCAAAATACAATGGCCATGATGATTTCGCCGGTAAAAATAAAATTTATATTTCTCCAAAATATTTTGGAAAATATGTTTATTGATGAACCCACCAAAACCAAGTATTTAACCGCATTTTCGAGTGCACAAAAAACTTATTTTGCGTTGAATCGGTTTGTGTATTTAATAAAGTTAAAACGCAAAGAATGCGGCATCGATACCGATTTGTATTTGAACCCGATTAACGAAACCATGAAAAGCGTGATGGTTATGTTGCAAGACAATAAAAAATATCTATTCACCGTAAAGGATTTGGTCAATATTTGCGAGTCGGCATTATTGAACTCGCCCTCTTTTTTTTCAGAACCGTTGCCCGCAAAAAACCCTTACACCAACGTGCCTTTTACAAAAACCCAATTATACAACATTTATTTCTTTTTAAAAGACCGGCTACTGCGAATGTCGACAATCATTGAACAGTTTTTTCTCTGCAATTTACATTTAGGCAGATTTCAGGAAAAAAACATTTCGACCATCCGATATTATGCGATTGAGCGGTATCTAAAAAATTGTTCAGAATACACGTTAATCATGCACATCAACGATATGCTAAAGAAATTTCGACGACCACCAATTGACCCGTCTTTTCCGAGAAACACGCTATTTATCGTCATGCGGCCGTATTTGTTTTTGTATTTATTGGGCATTTACGGGTTTGATGTCAGCAGCAAAAAACACGCAAATGAAGAATTATGCCACAAATTAATTCGGTTCTATAGATTTAACCCGCGGTTCGGAAGAAAAATCATCGTTTTAAAAGACACCAAAATAAGCGGCTCGTATTATGTCGAAGACCATATTGAATTCAATGAAAACGAAGAATACTTCTGCGATTTTGACACTTCCCATCTAGATTACTGACGCGCGCCGAAAAAATTGATTTGAGCCAACAATTATTAGTTTTGTCGCAATAACTGATACAAATGCTACAAACATCATCACTTAAAATCTTATTTTTGTGGTTGTTTTGCACACGCGTCACATCTATTGTGAAATTATGGAAACCGTTCAGCACGTCGCCTTATTTGCTCGGAACTTATTTATTGCGAAAAACCAACGATAACGGAGTTAAAACAAATTACGCGTATTTAATATTAAACGAAAATGATAATATTAAGTTTAAAACCATTATTCAGAACGGGGTTTTCGCGACCAAGATTTCAAAAACCGGTCACATTGAGTATAAAATCAACATTAAAAATGTGTGTTGCGCCATCTTGGGCATTCGGTGTTACGATATAATTGTTCGATTCAACAACGTGAATAAATATACATACTCGTTTTTCGGTATTGAGTTTCCGGAAATTCGATACAAACAAATTTCAAACTACAACACCGAAAAAATTATTGTCGCGAAAAACGAAGGAAATTGTATTTACATTAAAGACAAAAACGGTCTATATTATTTGTTTGATTTATACGCCAATATATCCACGAATCGATTGCCTTACGTGGAAACGCCGTTCAATACATTGATTGTAACCCAAATCATCAGTTTTATTATTAATTTGTTTTTGGTGAAATCGGTTCAGTATGAATTCGGCAATATGTAGCGCATTATCTATATACGCGGTGTGTTTTAGGCGTTGTATCGGTTTTTTATTCGCGACAGACTCGCCCCAACAAAAATATAGGTTACGTGTATAATGACTCTCGAATTGAAAAAATTTAATATGCGCGAAATCACGTTTCGCCCCGACGAAAATAAAGGCCCCGTCATTGTCATGATTGGACGCAGAGATACCGGTAAATCGTATTTAGTCAGAGATTTACTTTTTTATCATCAGGATATTCCCATCGGCACCGTCATTTCCGGAACTGAAGCCGGAAACGGGTTTTACGCAGCACATGTTCCGAAACTGTTTATCCACGACGAATACAACAGCGTTCTCATCGAAAACATTCTTCGCCGACAAAAAACCGTTCTCAAACAAGTCAACAAAGAACTCGAAGCATACCGCCGAACCACCATCGACCCTCGCGCATTCGTCATTTTAGATGATTGCCTGTATGACCAATCATGGACACGCGACAAGATGATGCGACTTTTGTTCATGAATGGCAGGCATTGGAAGGTAATGCTCATAATTACTATGCAGTTCCCACTTGGAATTCCCCCGAATTTAAGGACAAATATCGATTATGTCTTCATACTGCGAGAGCCGTATTTGTCGAATCGCCGCCGAATTTGGGAGAATTATGCGTCGATGTTTCCGACGTTGGAGTCTTTTTGCGCCGTTATGGACCAAACGACCGAGAACTACGAGTGTTTAGTGATTAATAACAACGCAAAATCGAACAAATTGACAGACCAAATATTTTGGTACAAGGCCGAACCGCACCCGGATTTCAGGTTAGGCTCAAAAGAATTCTGGGAAATATCGAAAAACATGGGTTCAGACGACGAAGACGAAGCGTATGACCCGAATAAATCGAAAAAACGCACAGGACAAGCAGTCACAGTTAAGAAAAATAAATGGTAAATAAAGGGCGTTACGAGATATGTTACCGCTTTTTCCAATGAATGGTTTTATATGTAGAGGGAGGTAAACCGATTGGACTGCCCGCGCCGAAATTATTATTTTAACTCATTTTGTGGTGTAAAAGTTTAAAATAATAAAAAACTCAAAACCCAACAAAATATAAACCGCTAAAAAAATGCTATAGTGAATGTCGCAGGGTAGACCCCAAAACACAAAAAACATATTTATGAAAATTGATATAGAAAAAGGGGGTTATATTTATATATACAACCTACGTCATGGAAATTGTAAAGGCATTCTCGGCAAATGAACTTCATACTCACATTACTATTTGTGGCACAACAGAACACCCGTTATTTCGCGCAAGCGATGTGGGTGAGGTTTTAGAAATTAAAAACATACGAACCCATATACAAAACTACACAGAAGAAGAAAAAATATTTATTCATACAAAATCAAACGGTGGAATGCAAAATGTATGTTTTTTAACTGAACTTGGACTGTATAGAATATTATTTAAGTCAAGAACCGACATCGCAAAAAAGTTTCAAACTTGGGTGTGTAATGTCATAAAAGAATTAAGAATGACCGGCATTTATGACCTTAACAAAAAAATACAAGAAGAAAAAGAAAAAGTCGAAAAAGAAAAAGAAGAAATATTACAGGCGAATAAAAAATTACAAGAAGAAAATAAAAATTTAATGGAAACAACGCGTGACAAACGCCCGGTGATATACATTTACAATCTAGACACGCGCCAAGAATTACCGGAGCTTAAAATCGGATACACCACATGTTTATATTCTCGCACACGTCAATACAATCAGACACACATAAGCGGAAAAGTTGAATTAGAAATAGAACTGGAAAATACCACCATCGACATTCGTTCGGTTGAGGCATTTATTCATTTACTTTTATCAAAATACAAAATTCGCAGCGAAGTGTTTAAAGTTTCGGTTTCAACCGCAAAACTAATTATCGTAAAACTATTTAATTTACTCAACGTTATTAATATCACCGAAGAATTGGAAAAAGAAGAAATGCTGAAAAAAATGGTTGAATATGAACATAAAGTCATTAATAAAGACGAATCGCTGAACGCTATTGCTTACGAAAAAGAATCGGTTTTCATCGAAGAAAAACCTACCGAAAACGAAAAACAAACTGAAGAAATAAATGAAATACTGGAAACAGCAAAAGAGAAAAAAAAAGAACTGCAAACAAAATTCGATGATTTTATAAACAACCACTGTATTATTCACCCCGATGTTGAGGTTTCGACCACTGATATTATGGGCCAATACAGAATTATACACAAACAGGCATCAAAAGAAGTTTACAGCGGGTTTCTGGAATATCTAAATATTCGATTTAGACCATCGCGTTTAAGACTACAAAATAAAAATTCGGTTGTGAACGGGTTTATTGGAGTTAAACTAAAAAACATTGAATACAAAAAAGAAATTGTCGCTTCCGATTCACAAACGTTTATTTTTAATGCGTGTGTTTTCTCACCAAGCGGCAAAACTTTAATTTCCGATTTAATCCGGGAATATGCAAACTGGAAAAAAAGCCTTAATAAAGTATACAACAACGACGAAGAACTTAAAACTGAATTGAGAACATATTTGAAAAATTGCGATTATGTTTTATACACAACAATATGGGCAAATAATCGCGGCGACCAAGGATATTATGGTCTGTCTCTAAAGTCTGATGTATCGAATCATCGAATGACTTCTTCGACAGGAAAACGGGTTGAAAAACGAAACGCAAAAACCGACGACATATTACAAGTTTGGGAAACAATCGCGAATGCGGCTTCGGCCGAGAATATGTGTGCGGCAAATATGAGTCGCATAATTAAACAAAAAAAAATATTTAACGATGATTATTATTATTGCACAACCATAAACTAATATTTGGTTTTATGAATTATAATTTTTTATGTAAGTATATATTTCATTTAGTGTAACAGACATATCAAAATCTTTTTTTTCTGGCGAATACCTAATAAAATGACATTGTAATTCATTTTTTATGAAATTTTCTCTTATTTTATCTGATTCACGACGTGAATTGTGATGTTTTTCATCGCATTCAATGGCTAATTTATAGTCAGGAAAATACAAATCAATACTATAATTATTTACACGAAACTGTTCAACCATTTTTTCGCCACGGAAAGTTTTTTGTATGAAACCAATAGAATCTGATTCAATACACGTAAATTTAATTCGATGTATTTCAATACCGACACTATTTATAGTTGATATTACTTCATGACAATTTCTAAATGAAACGAATAAACGCAGTAACCCCAAAAACGTTAAAAACTTACAATTTTGTATTCCACCATTTGTCTTGTATTTTATTATTTTTGCCATGGTATCAGTATAAAACTGTATTGTAGTTCTTATATTTTTAAGTTTTGTAATACGCCCAATATCTTTTGCTAAAAATAACGTGTATGGCGGTAACTCGTTTTTTATAATTTTACAGTTGTGTATTTTTTGTAATTTATCGGCAATGCTATATTCTTCTTCTCGTGTATATTCAGAACACATCTATATTTATGCTATAACAATAAACCCGTTTTCGTGTTCAATTTGTTTGCAGTCCACCGTAATTTCCGCATATTTGGCCGACGACAACAATTCTCTCGATGAACTCGACGAAAACATCATCCCATTTGTGTTGGCAAATATTCGCCTTATTTTCGCCGTAAAATAACGCGATTTTCAACATTCATATTTCAGACTAAAAAAATTGGCATATTATTTTCAGACAACATAATATACCAATTTACAAAATCACAAGACTGTCATACAACAATGGAAGAACAAATACACCCCGAAACAAACGACGAAGAAAAACCGTCGGTTCTCGGAAAATTGCGCGAATCTACCGAAGTCGACGTAGAATGGCAAGAATCACATAAAGCCCAAACTCTAGACGTAGCGATTTATGGTGTTCTTATGCTATCGCCGTCGTTAATGTATGGCTGGAACGCCGCGCTCGTATACGGTTTTGGGCCATGGGCAATGGCTCTCGCGACCATGTCATTCGCATACCTTACTGTATTCAACTGCATTGCGGAAATTTCTTCATGCATGCCGTTTAATGGCGGAAGTTACGGCCTCGCGCGCGTATTCCTCGGGTTTTATGCCGGGTTCATGGTCGGCGCATTTCAGTGGTTAGAATCCATCGTGTATTCCGCGTCGCTTGTTCTTTACACAAGTCAACTTATCACACAATACAATAGTTGGCCGCAAAAATGGCAAATACCGATGTGGTTTATACATTACGCATTCGCCACACTTGTGTTTGCTGCAAAAGGTTCTTGGGTATTCGTGTTAAACCGCGTTTTCGCGGCGGGTCTCATTTTTTTTGTCGGCGTTTATTTTTTTGGCGCACTGAAATACGTGAATTTCAATAAATACGCGCCGTATATTCCGTATGACGACTATTTAGCCATCGAAAACACGACGGCCACCGCCGCACCACCAATCGCCACCGTCACGCACCCCATCGTCGGCATTGGATATTGGTTTCGGGGCGGTTCGCACGCATACATGTATTCTTTGCCGCTCGCGACTTGGCCGTTTGGGTGTATGGAAACCATCATGTTTCTGACGGCAATTTCGAAAAACCCAAAAATATCGATTTCGCACGGCATTGTATGCGCAGGTTGGGCGTTATTTGGCATAACACTCGTCATTGTCTTTATTACGGTATCAATGCCGCCGGGACTCTACGCCATTTCCAATTTGGCATACCCCACAAACCCGGTATTCACCCGCGTTTTCACCACAACCGACGACCAAACCGCGTCGGCCATACCGGTTCCGTTTTATTTCCTCAGTGGGGTTCTCTATTTATTGCCGGCATCGCTTCTCACATTTTCGCTCTCTCAATCAAACCTATTGCCTAAAATCTTCCATATGGAAAAACACGGATACAATCTCTGTATCGTCGCCAATTCGGCGGTAGGAATAGGCATTTGTTTTTTAGGCTATTTTGCGCCCGATATTTACACACAAGGAAACAATATTTATTTTGTCCAAACACTATTGACAAATATCGGTCTTTTGGGCGGGGTCTTTTCGTGTTTAGCGGATATTGTCGGTTATATCAAACTAAAAAAAAACTTCAGGTCGTTTGAACGTAATTTCAATAGCCCGTTTGGGTATTACGGCGCGATTATTGCCGGTGCGGGGTTCAGCACTTGCATTATCGCGATTGCAGCAGGATACGCCATGGACAACCACATCGCGGTCGTCGGGTTTCTACTCATTTGCGCGATTTTGTCTCTATATTATTTTATTTTCGCAAAAGATAAACAATCATTGTCGATAGACGAAATGAAATGTGTGTTTAGACTTCACGTCGCTTCAAATAATAACCGACGACGAAAAGGTTTGTTCAGTAAAAAACGCTCAACCATATCCGGCATAAAATCGATAATATTGTATAATTACAACAGCACGAACGATAGAAATAATCGCAACGGTTCCGACGAAAAAACAGAGTCGCAAATCAAAAAGACATTGCATCGCGAAGACGGGTTCTCTAATATCGCGAAATTCTTTTCGAGAAAAACCGCCCAATAACAACCCGCACGCGATATTTACGACGCGTTGTGTTATTTAGAAGAAAAATGTATACACCTCGTATACATGTTTACATTATCGCACAATACCGCCACATCAATAGACATTCACCAATTCAGCAAAAAATACGAAGAAACCCACATCGACAACGGCTATAACCCGTATCGCGTCGGCCAAATCCAAACCTACAACCCGATGTATTCCGTATTGTTGGCCGCCGCCGCCGACGACGGCCGCATAGACTATAATTCAATCGCATTGAATCACAAATACCATTTGCACGACGTAGACACGGTAATTGACCAAGAAACCGACGAGCTAATTAAAACACCGGTATTCATTAAATTTTCGCCGCTTTTAGACCCCATACGCTATATGATTGGCAAATACCAGCGCGTTTCTGACCGTATTTTTTTGCCGACACACGACGCTCCAGAGCAACCGATTGATAAAATAATCGACCCCAATAATGCAGCCTATATAGATTCTTTTTTCTGTTTTTTATCCAGCCAATTATTGCACATACACGGGTTTATTCACGGCATTGATTTTTACGGCTCGTTTCTCGGGGTTCAATCGAAATATCGTATGGAAATCACCGATGACATTGAATACCTCAACAACCCCACGTTTTTCAACGAAAACATCAATAAAAAGTTCTCGTTGGAAAAGGGGGGATATGAACAAATCGTGAATTACGGTTCTCGCAACCATAAAATAAAATTGGAAATCGGGGAAGAAACCGACATTACCGAAATCGAACAATTCGAAATTGGCGATTTGAATAATACTGTCGCGCCGTCGGAAGAAATAGCGGAAATTTACCGCAATGACGAAATCGCGAATGCGTGCAACGATTCTTCTTCAGACAGCGAGGATTCGGATTCGTCGTCGGAAGAAGAAACCGACACGCACACGGACGACCCGGACGAAGACAATTGGGAAACCGACTGTTCCGAAAACACAAGCAGCCAATCGACCGAAACCGAGCAATACATTCTCATTGACAATATGCCGGTTCAAATGATTTGTCTCGAAAAATGCGACGACACCCTCGATTCTTTATTTGAAAACGACACCATCGATTGCGACACCGCGATTGCCGCGCTTTTTCAGATTATTATGATTTTAATCACATACCGAAAAGCATTCGATTTGACGCACAACGACCTACACACAAACAATATCGTTTTCTCGGCAACAACCATTGAATTCTTGTATTATCAATTCGACAATCAAACATACAAGGTTCCGACATTCGGCAAAATCTATAAAATCATCGATTTCGGAAGGGGGATTTATAAATATCGGGGTCGGGTGTTTTGCAGCGACAGTTTTGCATTAGACGGCGACGCGGCGACTCAATACAACACGGAGCCGTATTACGACGACAAAAAACCGCGCATTGAACCGAATTTCAGTTTTGATTTGGCGAGGCTAGGGTGTTCAATTTACGATTTTATTTTAGACGAAGACCCGCCCAAGAAACTCGACGACTTGCAAAAAATAGTGGTTCAGTGGGTAACCGACGACAAGGGCAAAAATATATTATACAAGAAAAACGGCCGAGAACGATACGAAGGATTTAAGTTGTATAAAATGATTGCGAAAACAATGCATAACCAAGAACCGGTGTCACAATTAGAATTGCCCGAATTTAAGCGGTTTTTGTTGCCGGACAAGAATATTGGTTTGCGCGTGATGAATATCGATGAAATACCGAGATATGTGTAATTATTGCGGCGCGGGCGCGTGACAACCAGGTTCATAACGCTTTGTATTTTGTAAGTTAAGTGTATGGAGTTTTACATCAACAATAAATGGTGTAAATATATTTATGTAAAACTCGGTTATATTATTTGCGTCAATAACCCCGTTTTCTTGTGTAAAAACACCCATATATATTTCGTAAAAATTTCTATAAATACGGTTCCATTTATTCAAAAAAGTTTCAGTAATTTCAATTGATATTTTCAATTCACAAAACGTTTTTTCAGACAGAATATAACAGGAATTATATAGTTCTGTTATTTCTTCTTGTATTTCTTCTTGTATTTCTTTTATTTTTAATTTTATGTTTAATTTTTTTTGTTCATCATTGAATGTATTGGATGTATTGAAATCATTCTCGTTTGTATAAACCGCTACAGAAGTTGTTTCCAATAATTCAATCACCTTTAAAAAATATGTATTTATATTTGTCCCGATTACACTATCAAGTTCTGTTTCTTCCTGGCTCGGACTATATTCTGTTCTCGCTTCATCGGTTCGTATACTGCTTATTTCTTTTATTTTTGTAGACTCAATCTGCGTTTTTCTAAAAAACATACCGACAATCCTATCAATTATATTTCCGCCGGTTTTTCGGGTTCGTTTGGAAATGTGTGTTTTTCTTTTGTTTGTTCTCTTTTTCTTGTTTGTCTTTTTGCTAAACCGCGGTTTATTTTTATGCGTTTTGGTAAGAGTCATATATAGTATAAAAATATTATTTTTTACAAAAATCATTGAGAACATATTCTAGGTTCTCAACGATTGATTTTTTATTCCAACAAAAAAATAAATACGGTGAATATCTGAATAAACCATGCGACACGGGCGGCCGAAGGCCGCCGTAAAGACCTCGGCAAAATCATTTCTTCAACCATTTCTAAACGTAATAATAGAGAACATATTCTAGGTATTATTGATTTTTTATTCCAACAAAAAAATAAATACGGTGAATATCAGAATAAACCATGCGACATGGGCGGCCGAAGGCCGCCGTAAACACCTCGGCAAAATCATTTCTACCACCGTTTTTCAACCACAATAATAGAGAACATTCTAGGTTCTCTATTATTGATTTTTTATTCCAACAAAAAAATAAATACGGTGAATATCAGAATAAACCATGCGCAAAAAATATCGGTTAAATTTTCAGTTTAGATAATTAGTCGGCTAATTTGCTGATTGTGGAAGAAGATTTTGTATTGGGTCTTTGTCTTTTTTTAGTTTGACTAGTTGTTTTTTTTTTACGAATATTTAAACCAGTATTAATCTTACGTTTTTTAGTATTTTCAATCTTGCGTTTTTTATTTGTAGTAGTTTTTTCTTTTTTTTTACGTATCGTATTTTCTTCGATTTTGCGTTTCGTTAAAACAGTCACATAAAACACATGAAAATCAGAAGCGCCCATTGTATTAAAATATTCATTAATATGTTCATTTGTATACCAACTGTTTTGTTGTGGATCAAATACATACAATTCGTTCTCATATTTCGCTAAAACTACAAGATGACCTGAAATATTATTTCCGTTAATTTTAATAGGTTCTTTAAATTCAATAAAAAGCGCGGTTGCGTATCCTAGCGTTAAATCAGAAACAATTTTCGCAAAATGGTCTTTGGAGTATTTTTTTAGATAAATCTGTTCACCATATTTGGTTTGTAAATATTTTTTAACACCTTCCGGGGAACGACCGTTTTTATATGTGTTTCGAAGAATAGTTTCATTTTCAAACTCTTTTTCTGTAATGGCACCTAAAAGCGCAAGGGATGCACCGACACAATTTGTCGGGTTATTGGTCGAATCGTTTTGTTTCCAATTATCTATCATATGCCGGGTAAGCCGAAATTGCAGGATCGTTGTCATTCTATATAGTAAATACGGATTTTTTTGGCGTAATAAGTCGATTGTTCTCGAAAAAACCATTTTCCAAACGCAACAATAGAGAACATATTTTAGGTTCTCAAATATTGATTTTTTATTCCATCAAAAAAATAAATACGGTGAATATCAAAATAAACCATGCGACATGGGCGGCCTTCGGCCGCCGTAAAGACCTCGGCAAAATCATTGAGAACATATTCTAGGTTCTCAACGATTGATTTTTTATTCCATCAAAAAATACAAAAACACCACCTAAAACCCCGGTTCGCCCGTAAAAACCTGACTAGACGCGCTGTCCAATACCTTGGTTTGTGTAACAATATTTAAAAAATCACTCACATGATTGTCTGCGTAAAACGTAATAAACCCCGCAACCCCGCCCGAAATAAACACAATCAACACATCGCGCACCAAATCCTTCAGCGGTTTCCACTCCTTTTGCACATATTTCATGTCAAGAACACAAAGAGCCCCGTAAATGATGGAAACAAGAAACGCCAAAATAAAAATCTTTTCCATTATAACTAAAGCCGTGTTTATTTTTGCCGCCGTTTTACGCCAATTCTTCCACGTCGCTCAACCACACCTCTTCCTCCTCCGATTTTTTCGGCGATTCGTCCAACACATCAAACCCGCCCAAATCAATCATTGAATCGTTGTGTATCTGAATTCGGTTCTCGTCGCTTTCGATTTCTTCCAATTTTCTCTGCAATGCACGTGAACTACTGATTTCTTCCAGCCGCTCAATCGTTTTCGGCGCTTCCACCATCTCGCTTCGTTTCGTGTTGTCGTCAAACACCGAATCCAAATCGTTAAACGACAACCGCGTCACCACCGGTGCGTCGTCAGAGTTCTTTATCGACGGCACAACCGGCGTAATTTCGGAGGTTTTGTCGGCGACCGTCGTCGACGAATCTTCCGTTGTGGCCGCCGCCGCCGCGGGTTCCGCCTCTTTTTCGTCGATTTTCTCAATAATCACCTGTTCTTCGATTTCCTCGGTTTCGTCCATATACGCGCGAATGATTTCTTCGGTCGGTATAGAATCGCGAATCGCCAACATAATACACTCTTGCACAATCAGTTCCAATTCACGGTTATTGCGTTGTTGCACCAGCGGCGCAACCGGTTTTTCAAACAAATACACATTGGTATACACTTTTCGCGCGGTATTTACGTAAATCTTGTGTATAAACTCGTCCAATTTCGGTATAGAAATGTCAATTTTTTTTTGTTTATTTCCGACCCGAATACACGTCAATATTTTCAACTGAATAATATGAACACACGTGATTAAATCTTCTAAATAATTACAGCCGCTACGTTCAACGATTCGCCGCCGTTCTTCTTCGATGATGGTGTTGTTCCATTTCGGTACGCGCGACAACAAGTTCTGAAACGTCATCAGATACTTGCTCGCCTCGTCGTTGTCGAGACACAGTTTCCACGATTCGTTAAATATCGAGCGCACGCCTTCAATGACCAAGGGGCAAAGAATACTAATGAGACGACTACACCATTCGTTCCGTGATTCGTGTAAATTTGAAATCACAAAATCGTCCATTATTGCGGGGGGTTTTATATATTCGCGATATTTTTCACGTCTTTATCACAACGCAAAAACAGAAAATCGAGAATATAAAGCATCAATAATTTCTCGGAACGATACTCTGATTTGATTTTATCGTAACAAATGCACGTCGCGGCTTTGGCCAAATTATCCGGCGTTTTTTCCAGCCATTCAATAATGTCTAAACACGATATGCCGTTTTCGTAAAAACGAGCCGATATGTTCACCAAATCGGTATGCGTCGGCGGCGCTGCCTCCGCACACAAAAACGGGGCAAGCGCGTTTGCCACCCTCTCGGTTTCGTCGCCCGCGGTGCTATAATTGCGTTCAATGGTTATTTTATGCAAATTCGCGTTGTTGTCGGGAACATAAATCTCGCAAAACCGCGACAATATCGGGTTCAATAGTTTCTGTTTGTTCTCAACGATAATGAAAAAACGCGTATTGTAACTAAACAATTCAATGCACCGTCGAAGTGCCGACTGCGCGTCAATTGTCAGAAAATCCGCATTGATTAAAATAATGGTCTTAAACATGACACTGTGAGAAGGCGGCGTTTGTGCCGCGGTCGAGCATAAATGAATGTTGGTTTTTGCGAAAAATTTGAGTTCTTCGCGAATAAATTTAATGCCTTTTCCGTGAGCGCAGTTCACGTGCATAACATTGGTTTTTATTTTCTTTTTGTCGTGTTGGTATATTTTCAAAATGAAATTATCGACGATGGTTCTCTTGCCTGAACCGGAAGAACCGTGAAAAATAAGATGTGGAATGCGATTCGACCTGTAAAAATAGTCGAGTTTGTCGACGATATGGGCATTTGAATCAATTGAATCCATGTAAAATACAATAGGTCAATCGGTCTAATTTGTTTTGCAAATTTTATAGTAACAATTTCTATATTTCCGCCACACTTTTAATCGTCTTGCCTTTTTCGGCGCGCGTATCCACCATCGATGCCACCAAGTATTTCGAGACAATCATGCGCGACTCCAACACCTGTTCCGTCGGCAAAACCGCAAACCACTGATATTTCGGCCGTTTCAATATTTCCTCATTCGGCACATATATACCATACGCCCCGCGGTGTAAATCCAAGTATCCTTCTTCCATCAGGTTCTCCAATAAAATAGTTTTTCGCCCCGCCGTTTTTACGCCCACCAATTCGCCCCCCACCAAATTGAGTTTTTGCGCATGTATCGCGTCCAAACACCATTGCGACGAATCGCCTAAAAACTCGGCCTCCGCCGAAAAATGCGGCGACCGATTCCGCGACTTCAAGTATTCAACCAAGCGCAACATCGTCGGGTCGTTTTTCGGCGCGCCCATAATATACAAATCCGGCACAAACAGCAACTTGTGTTTTTGTCTCGCCGAATTCATTGTGCGGTTCACGTTCTCGCACACAAACGCCCGCCCGCCCGAAATCGCCTCGTCATACATGGGTCGCAGATTCTTTAAACACAAGAACGAGTTCGGCACGACCATTCCGCCGTAATAATACAGCACTTCCGCCAAAGCCAATTCGCGAAAATGGGTTCGCATAGGTTCCGCCATTTGCGCCAAATCCACGTCCCACGTAGGCAATAGTTTACTAAATGACTGGTCATCAATCAAACACACGTGAAAATCCTCCGCGCAATGGTCGACAATGGTCTTTATCGTCAAATGCAAATACGGCTCGTTCAAATCGGTGCTGTTGCGCGAATAAAAATCCTTCCATTTTCTCGCATTGATTTCATATTTCGTGTGAATCCACAATTTCGGCCGATTATAACCGTAAAGCGGCGAATCGGTCAATAAGTATTTGCGAATCATGTCGTATTCGTCCGTGTTTGACTCCATGGTCTGTTTCCATTTATTCGCGACAATGCCGGTTAAAAAAACAGTCGCGGCGGCAACCATATAATATCCGATATAATCCTTGTTGAAAAGCATGACCGAGAACAATATAATATACTATACGATTATATTGTTCTCGGCGACAAGAGACCGCGCCGCCGCGCCCGATTTTTTGCCTAAAAATAAATAAAATAATGAATCGTGTATTTCGACTCGTTGTATTTGATTTGCGACGCAAACATGATGTTTGTAAATTTGCAGATTTGCCGTATGATTGTGGTAAATGCATTGTATGTGGTTTTTCGTTCAACGTACATTCGTTTGCCAAAATGATAATAATCCTTTATTTGCTCATGAAACGCGTCGTCCAATTTATAAAACACCAATTTTCGGTATGCGTTCAAGTCAAACAAATAATATTTATCGGTTTTTATGCATATTTTTTCCAATAATTCAAACAGTATTTCCTTTGGTATATTTTTCCGAAATATTTGATTCGCCGACATCATACAATACTCGTGTATAATTTTTGCCCGATATTTTACATATTTGTAACCAACAACCATTTTCACAAAATCAGTGTTTGTGTGGCGGCGGCGCGCACGTCGTTTTCGGGCATCCGCAAGACCCCCAGTAGATTATTGGTAAAAACGGCTAATTCTATTCCGTCTTCGTGTATATTGTGGAAAATAGTAATGTATTTGCATAAAAACGGAATAATACGGTATTTTGTTTCCTCGTCTAGTATGGTTGTCATTTTTATGAAAATAAAAAAATAATCGAGAATATCAATCACCGAATAGCCGTAGTCGAGAACCTCGTATAAAACAACAATCGCGTCGTTGAGTCTGTCCCGTTTTAGGTTCTCAAAATATACTTCGAATTTCTGAAAATTAATGTTTGAACACAGTTTTTTACACAATTCAATGTCGACCGGCCGACCCAAAATAAAAATCTTTTCCAAATAATTGAGTATGTTTCGAATCGACCCGCCGGAAATCAAGAGCAAATGATCGCGCGATTCGTCGTCGATGCGGATGCCTTCTTTGGCGATGATTCGGTTCATGATTTCGCGGTATTGGTCATGGGTCGGCGACGATAACCGCAGTATATGTAGGCGCGACTGCAAACTCTCAATGACTTTCTGAATATTGGTGCAAACCGAAATGAAATTTATGTTGTGCGAGTATTTGTCGATGTAATTGCGAAACACCTGTTGACTCTGTTCATTAATCGTGTCGATGTCGTCGATAATCAGTAGTTTTTTCTTGCCACGAACAACGCTGTGCGATTGGCAAAATGTCTTCATTTCGTTGCGAAAATATTGTATTCCTTGTTCTTTTAGATTGTTTATAAAAAGAATGTTGTTTTCCGGAAAATGATCGTCTTTGGTTAAACCGTAATACTCGCGGATGATGGCGTATAGAAACGTGGTTTTGCCCGAACCAGAATTGCCGATAAGCAAAATATTCAAGTAATCGATTTCGAGAAGCGTTTTCACGGTGGTGGTGAAATGGTCGTCGATGCAAAAATCGTCGATAAAATACGGTTTGTATTTAGTGATAAATAACGGCGGTGTAGCGGCATTGGGTGTGGTTAGTGTCATGAATATACTATATGGGGGTGGCGTTTATATTTTTTTATTGTATTATTTGTATTTTCGAAAATCGCGGATTTTTATTGTTTTTCTAGTGTATAATGTTTTGCGCGACACAATATAATGCCGGTTTAACACAATATAATATTCAATATAATTCGGCGTTTACACCTGTTTTTGATGCATGTGATTTTGTTGCACCCACGGTGAATGTTTTAATGACCGACATTTCTGCGACATTCACGTATTCCTTTGTAAACAACCCGTTTAATGCCGGTCAGCCGCTCAAGTTGTATTACGGCACGAATTCCGGGGGTTCTACAAGTTATTCGAGTTATGCGTCTACAGATGTGGGCGGCGGCTCGTATTCTTTAAGCGGATTAGTCCCCGGCGGCACACAACCGTATTATTTCTACATGCAAAAAGGGTATATTCGCAGCCCGACGATAACCGCATTGACTGCGTATAATCCGACAGCGACATTAATAACCGGTGGTGCCAATATTAGTTATACTATATCAACGTATTACGGTTTATCTGTGTACGGGTCAACGTTATATTACGGCACATATTACGGTTCAACCGAAAACAATTATACAATAAACACGCCACTATATTTAGGAAATATACCTTTGACCACACTGGCATCAAATGCGGTATATTATTACTACACAAAAATATTGTATTCTTATCAGGTGTTTCAATATAGCGATATGAACCGAAATTTTACTACGCAATCACCAATAACCGCAACCGTAACACCAGGAAATAATCAATTTACATTTACTTCTTCGGGTTCATATACAGTAAACACTAATGTATATATTTATTTTTTAGTTGTTGCAGGTGGTGGTGGGGGGGGACAGAACGGGGACAGAACAGGGGGTGGTGGAGGTGCTGGAGGATATATTATAAACAAAGACGGGGTTAATTGTGTCCCCGGAACTTATAATGTTATTGTCGGAACGGGCGGAGTTGTAAATACCAGCGGCAGTAATAGTGTTATTTACGTAAATGATGTTAGTTATACCGCTTACGGTGGTGGTGCGGGAGGCAGTAATAATAATTTACCATCAACCGGCGGTTCGGGAGGGGGGGGGCGGCATTCTCAAAGAACCGGTGCAAATGGAACTGTTGGTCAAGGCAATGCCGGAGGAGGTGGTTACGACAACGGTAATAATATTTTTTCTGGGGCAGGTGGCGGTGGCGGGTCAACCGTAGGGCAAGACGGTAGGTCCATTTCCGCAAATGGCGGAAATGGCGGCAGTGGTATACTAGTTACATCAACATCTTCAGATACATATTATTTACCAAAAATTAACAACAATTTAGCTCTATGTGGTGGTGGTGGAGGAGGTGCTCAATCCACAAATGGTAGTGCAACGCAGGGTAACGGTGGAAACGGCGGCGGCGGTAAAGGAGCATACTATGGGGGTATTTCTGGCGGCGATAATGGGACTAGCGGTCAGGCAAATACGGGCGGCGGCGGCGGTGGAGCTGCATACATTATTAATAATGGTGGCACAAAAAATGCTGGGTCGGGCGGCTCTGGTTTAGTAATAATAACATACAATTAGACCGCCACCTCTATTCCGTTTTATTCTTCGCGTTCTTCAACAACTCATCGTTGTGTAGTTTCGCCGCGTCTTTTTCCGCCACTTCGCGCTCTTCGAAATTCACCGTTTCCTTCACCCCCACCAAATTACCCTCTTCATCCATGGTCTGTGTCAACACATTACCGCTCTTCTTCGCCTTTTCGATGTTTTCCATAATCGCCTTCTTCTTCGTGTCTCTCACGCGCTCCTCAAACTGTTTCTTCGCCAATTCCTCGTTTTGCATCTTTTCCTTATGCAGAGCGTTCAGTTCTTCTTCCATATACTCCACTCTACCGGTCTTGTATGCATCCGGGTCCCAAGGTATCCAAACCCCCATCGGCCCCACATAAATATCGTGATTCGGGTCTTGTTCGCGCAGTTTCTTGCATTTCAATTCCGCCTCTTCTTGCGTTGGAAATGTCCCGCGCACTTTTAGACCGCGCACCGATGTCTGAAACGCATGGTCGCGATTAAACCGTTCGTTCACCTTTTCCTCTTCCTTGTCCATGAAATTCTTGTAGTCGTCTTCGATTCCGCTTTTCTTTATTTTTTCAGATTCTTCGCGCACAAAATCATTGAAATCGTCAATCAACGTCGAAACATTTAGGTTATATTTATACGAAATAAAATGAATGAATTCGAAATATCGTTCCATCGATTTAGAAAACTCCCACTGTTTCACGAATTGTTCAAATAAATACGCCTCGCGCTTCTTTAGGATTTTTTCGGGCGAGACAAACGACATACACACGAATTTTTGTCCGGCAATCGGCGGGTCTTCGTCGCACAAATCCACGTAGTTGTCATTCGGGGTTCCGTTATCCAAGGTCTTTCTTTCAAAAGTCGACGACGATGTAGATTTAGACATTATATAGTATACACAACCGCAATTTCTAAATTGTTTTGTCGATTTATTTCAAATCGGACAAAAACGGTTTTACGGGGGTCGTTATTTATTTAGCGAAAAACAATCAATCAAATGTTCCTCGTCAAAAAATATTTTGTTTCAATATAATATATATTAAAAATGCTTAACCTAAACATTAACGAACTCGTTAGACTTATTATCAAATACTTGATTGAGGGTATCGCGGTCGGTATTTGCGCGTACGCCATCCCCAAGAAGGCTCTTCAGATCGAAGAGGTGATTCTTCTTGCGCTTATGGCCGCCGCTACCTTTAGCATTCTTGATGTGTTTATTCCGGCCATGGGTACATCCGCGCGCGGCGGTGCCGGTTTCGGTCTAGGCGCCAATCTCATTGGTGGTCTTCGTATTGCTACCGGTTAAACCAATAACCGGATAATGATACACACGTAAAAATAATTTTTTTATTCTATTTGTTTCGTGCAAAATACAATAAAATATGGTGATTTGGGTTACGGGTTTGTGGTGATGGTAGGGGTCGCCGTCATGGAGGGGGTCATGGTAGGGGTAGGGGTCGCCGTCATGGTAGGGGTCGCCGTCATGGTAGGGGTATGACTCAACGCCGATGGGCAGTTTCCGTAGCATTTTCCCTTGTAATAATAATAATCGACATTCACGTCGCGATAATTCACATAAGGCCCTCTTTTATTTCCGGGCAAACATTTTTGGCTATCCTCTAAATAAACACAACTCGACGTATAGGCACAACTCGACAAATCTAAATTCTTGCACATTTCCGACATTTCTAGCGTGTTTTCGTTAAAATAGGTTTCGTTCAAATAATCACAGTTGTTTCCGGAAAACGGTTTATACACAAACGACGAATTAAGAAAACTGTATTTGGGCGTTAAATCGTTGGTATTGTATAGCGAATCGTAATTAAAAGCAGAAACATTACCGTCATTGGTTTGCTGCACACCGACGGCCGAAATCGGGGCGGCCGCTCCACCGGTTACGGTGTCGTCAGAACGATACCGTGACCTTATCATATTACCATTTAAATCGACCAATTGCCCGCTCGCGTTTGTCGTATAATTTGTGTCGGAAACTAAATTGCCGGCGGAATCGACGACTTTTCCGGTAAAATCCAAAAAATACGCTAATGACGTGGTCATGCCTTCTTGGGTATGCGACCAAGGTGTTGAGACAAAAACAATAATTACAACCAATAAAACCCCGCAAAAAACAATCAACCGTTTATTCATACTGCAAGATATACAATAATGACAAAAAAATATCGGTAAATCGGGTGTCTAGTTTATGTCGTAATACGGCGAGTCGCGAATATTCATTCCGCAATATTCGCGTGGTTTTTTGGCGTAATCCACGGGTTCATGAATGCCCGCCTCCTTCGCCTTTTCCAATAAATATTTAAAGTTGTCCCAAAACTCGCTTTTATGGCCGACCGATTTAGTCATAATGTGCGATAACTCGTGAATCGCGACAAATGTCAGTGTGCTTTCGTCAATCAGCTCGTCATTGTTTTCTTTTTTGCGGTTTAAACAAAACGCTACTTTTTCGCCCTTATTTTCGCTATATGCGGTATATTGGCTGGTGGGCAAGGTTTCCATCACTTTTTGCGGGTTAAATTGGCTGACTAGTCTGTCCACGCCTTCGCGTTCGGGGTATTTTTCGCCGACATAATCGACAAGATTCTTGCATTTCTGGGTCGTTTTAGCCAATAAATCCGCGGCGAGCTGTAATTTCTCGCGTTCTCTGACACAATATTTATTTCCGTCAACATCTGAAACAATGCATTTTAAAGTTATGTTTTCGTCAAAATAAATGTATATACAAACGGCTAAAATCGACCCAACGATAAAAAAGCCTAAAATATCTAGTTTATCCATGCTTTTTAATATATCATGATATATTCTTGGTAAGACGCACATTTGCCCCGACGGTGTTTTATCTTGTCATAATATATGAATAATGAAACATCAATAACATATACACAACCCCAAAGTTTAATAAGAAGATGGACAAACAATAGCGGTCAATTTGATTATAGCGACAACTATATACCCTTATTTATTTTTTCTTTTTTCTTGGGGTTTGTTTTGTTTACACACAATTTTTACCTAAAACAATTTCAATACAGCGAAATGCGTGTCGTATCTGAAATTTGTTATTTGTCAATGACCGCCGCATCGTGCTGTTTTTTATATTGTTTATATACGCCGGGAAATTCGTTCAACAAAACATTTACGTATAATATATTAGCCGACAGTTTTTTTGCGCCAATATGCTCTACATGCGATACATATTTGACATACAAACGATATATTATGGTAACGAAAAAGGCGACGGTTGCGTTTAAACTATGTGTTATATTATATTGCATATTATTTTTAACGATTCCGTGGTTTCCATTTTATAATATTATGCCTATTTGGTATAACCAAAATACAGACTATTGGAAAACTTTTCGAAAAAATTCTTCATATATAACGGTATATGGCGGTATTTTATTTTATATGTTTTTCTTTGTTTGTATATGCATTGAATATAGAAAAATAAATACAAAATCCATTTCTGTTAGGGTTCTGTATTTAATTGAATTTATTTTGCGTTCTCTCGGTCATACGTTTTCCAGCACGATTGCGTTAGTTGTGATGAGTATGATGCCTTTTCCGAGGGGTACCGTTTACATATTTATTATTAATTCAATTGGTATTCATGTTTTTTTAAATTGGAATTACGATATGGCTTATTTTTTGTATTTGATAAACAAAGAGCGGGTGTTTATTCTAAAATATTATTTTATGAAAAAAAATGTTGTTGTAGTTAACGGCGTCACTGTCGTTAAGGAAATGTTTTTTTTTAAAAAAAACATAACCGGCTCCGTTAAATGTATTATTTCGCAAAATTGCCCAAAGAAAAAAACTGAACCGGCAGCAATACACAACACAAACGAAATAACCGGCATTCATCAAAATAAAATACATATTGTGACATCTGACTGATTACATAATTGACAACCGTAATGTTGTCAATTATTGCGGCCAAAGGCCGCCCCTACAACCATTCGTTACGTATCCAGGTTCTCTACTACTATATTTTTATGTAGAATAAAAATGGAAATAGAGAACCTAATCCCAACTAATTTTCTTCTTATGCAGCCAAGTAGTTATTATTGGAAAAAACAACATTGAACCGCCGAGTAAATCCGATTTTGTGGTCGGTAAAATACCTCCCGGTTTTCAATATTTTTGTTTTTCTTTTTTATTTTTACCAAGATTTTCCTCAAAAATAACTTTTCTCTCCCAACTTGAAAAACCCGGAATTTGGTAGATGATTCACGCGTCGGAAATGCTCGCATTTTCGACACTTGAATAAGTTGAGATGAAAACCGGCGGTTTTCATCTCAATGTATTCACATTTTTTATGCAGCGGTATTTTTCGTGTTTTCCGGGCATCCAATGCATTTTCAGTAACAAACCCAAGAAAACACAAAATGTGAACGTATCTACCAAAAATGTGAATATCATCTACCAAAATGTGAATTTTATCTACCAAAAAAGTAGATACAATTCACATTTTCTTCCTTATGCAGCGGCCGAAGGCCGCCCCTACAACCATTCATTACGTATCCAGGTTCTCTACTACTATATTTTTATGTAGAATAAAAATGGAAATAGAGAACCTAAACCCCGACTAATTTTTTCCTTATGCAGCCAAGTAGTTATTATTGGAAAAAACAACATTGAACCACCAAGTAAAACCAATTTTGTGTCCGGTAAAATACCTCCCCATTTTCAATATTTTTGTTTTTCTTTTTTATTTTTACCAAGATTTTTCCCAAAAATAACTTTTCTCTCCCAACTTGAAAAACCCGGAATTTGGTAGATGATTCACATTTTTTATGCAGCGGTATTTTTAGCATTTTCCAAGCATCCAATGCATTTTCAGTAACAAATCCAAGAAAACACAAAATGTGAACGTATCTACCAAAAATGTGAATATCATCTACCAAAATGTGAATTTTATCTACCAAAAAAGTAGATACAAT